AGGACTATGTTTTTTAAGATGTAGTCGTAGGATCCTTGCTCGTGTTCATCAGTGATCCATTTCGCAGAGTTTTCAACAGACCATTTTCTAGTGCTAACTAGTCTGTTTATTGCATTTTCGTGTGGGTTTATTCCCATAGCCGGGTCATAAATTTTTAGTCTATTATTTGGCTGTATTGCGTAGTTACCGTCTTCTAATTCGATAACGTGGCCACATTTATGCTGGTCTGGTTTCTCAGAATACCCAAAGTTTAACTCATTAAAATCACCAGCACACCAATCAATAGTAAATAGATACTTGCCTTTTCTTTTTACTTTTCTTCTAGATGTATATTGCATTGTGCAACCAGCTATTTCATAAAAAGTAGTGACAGATACATTATAGCTAAAGCTGTCCCACATAACTAACTCATCAAGAGGCAGCTCTTTAACTCCCGGTTCTTTACAGAATGCAGATATAGGCGCTCGCCACCATAAGCCACCATCTTCCATTAAAAAATGAAATAATGGGACTTGGTTTGGTATGGAACTAAATCCAAATATACCAACTTCAAAATATTTATCGTGTGAATCTTTTTGATCTCTAAGATAGTTTCCTCGTACGTAACACTCTATGATAGGTATGTTAGCATTTAAATAAGCCATTATTTAATTCTACTGCTGATTCCATTATGCTGATTATCTCTTCCGCTTTTTCTGGAGACTCAACAGAAATATCCACTTCATCGTGAATTTGTATGTGAGGTATTATACCATTTTCATAAAGAGCTACCATAGATTTTTTAGTCATATCAGCCGCACTACCCTGTATTAATTTATTTAAAGCTTTGTATGTAAATGCACGTTTCAATGGTTCACCATATTCTTTTCTTGCTTCTTCTAATGGTAATGATTTATGTACACCAAATTGAACTGGTTCCCAACGATCGAAATGACACGCACGTCCTAACAAAGTTCTAATCTTACCTCTATCATTTGCTTTACGTGAAACATTATCCATCAATTGTTTTACAAATGGAGCTTTCGTGTGATATTGTTTTATTAATTTTTCTGCAGACTCTTTCATCAAACCTAGTTCTGCCATCAATTTATTTTTACCCATTCCATACATCAGACCTAAATTAATCGTCTTAGCCTGCTTTCTTTCTATGCCCGCCATATCTGCTACGACCTGATGGAAATCGGCGTCTCCGGCCTTGTATGCGTCTACAATTTCATCAACACCAGCTAAATTTTGTAGTTTTGCATAGTGTACTAAAATTCTAGGTTCTTGTTGTGAGTAGTCAAAAGACCCCCAGGTATGCTTTTCTTCTGGAATAAATATAGATCTAATTAATGGACCAAGTTCTGGATGTCTTGCAGGTATTTGCTGCAAGTTTGGATTAGACATACTAAATCTACCTGTCACGGTCCCACCACTATCAGATCTAATTTGATTTATATCTGCGTGTATTCTACCATCAACTGCGTGTTTAGTTATAGAATCTATAAATGTGCTGTGAGCTTTATTAAGTTCTCTTGCTTCAGCAATTGCTTTTGGTAATTCGTGTGGATGATTCTGTAAAAAGTTTTTTGTAAAACTTGGCTCTTTACTTTTCTCTGTCCTATCGTACGGAAGTTTTAATTTATCAAATGCTTTTGCAATACTACGAGCTGCCATTATTTCTACATCAACTCCAGTCAATGCTTTAATCTTGGCTAATATTTTTTTCTCTTTGTGTATTAAAGATTTTTTAATGTTATCTGCTTTCTCTAAATCAACTCTTACACCTTTGAATCTCATATCAACCAGACACGGAAATAGTTTTGTCTCCAGGTTAAATATATCCCACAGCTCCTGCTGGTATAATTCTGTTTCTAATCGTTTCCAAAGTTTAAGTGTAGACTCTGCATCACGTTCTGCATACTGACCTACAAACATTGCAGGCAATCTCCACATATCTTTTTTAGCATCAATGCCATATTCTTTTGCAGCTGCATTAAGAATACTTTCATCTTTACCCATACCAATGTAATGTCTAGACAATGTATTTAATTGATAAGATAATCTATTCTCATCAATCAAAGACGCTGCTATCATTGTGTCTACAATTTTACCTTTGATAGTAAGACCTGCAGATCTTAACCAACAGATATCATACATCGCATTGTGAAATATGAAGGTGGTATCTTCTTGATTAAACATATCCTGCAACCACGAAAATACCAGTTTTTTGTCCATATTGCCGTTAGACTCGTGTTGTATAGGGAAATACCCTGACCAGCCCTCTACGGCCACCGCAATGCCAGCAATGTGCCCTTTTCCGGTGACATTACCAGAGCCTAGCTCTTTTAAATGTGGATCATTGGTTTCTAAATCGATTGCTATTTCTTTGGCGCCTCGAAGATCTTTTAGCTCTTCTGGCATAACCCATTCTGTCTCTGGTGTAAACAGAGGTATCTGTGTGCTTCTCACTTATAATCCCTTTCAATTATCATCTCGATAAAATGAATGGCCTTCAACAAGTCTTGCTTCTTGCCTTTATCTCGATGCCTGATTATATATTTTATAGCGCATCCTTCCGGATAAAGCAACTCGTTCTCAACTACGAATTTACTGGGCTGTATGACATATTTTTGGTAGTGACTTCCTCCGTGCTGTTTATTCCAAACATCACCAAGTTTTACCTTGTCATTTATTACACCTTTTTTCTTGAGTTCTTTGTATAGTTTTTTCATAGTATGTAAGCCTTATCAAAATCTCTTGGATCCAAGACGTGCAATTCACGCTTCGCTCTCGTCGCTCCGGTATAAAATAATCTATGTAATTCATCCGGGTCGTGACTAAATGTTTCGAGTGCTGCATTCGTTATGTCTTGCATCAATAAGACTTTGTCAGCTTCACCTCCTTTCGCTCCGTGTATTGTTGACATTAATATACGAGGATTTTTATTTAACGTTTCACCATTCGCCCTCATATTACGAATGTAATTCTCTGTGATAGGATCCAGTCCTTCAAATGCTTCATACCAAACATTGTCCGCAATTAATCCGTGGTCTTTCATACACTCTTTTAAAGTATATTTATCTTCAGAGTGTAATGTTTTACCTTTTCTAAATCCCTCTAATACATTTGATCCAAGGTATTCATAAATATTTTTTATTTCCAGGTGATTTAGTAAGTCACCCTTACGCCAAGACTCCCAGTTGTTTAATGCTAATAATAATTTTAATGATATAGAATTACGTCCTTTGAAAGAATAATACCAACCCCGCAGCTCACATACTTCTTTAACTGAATCTAAAAAATGGTTTGCAGAAGATAATACTAACCAATTACCCTCAGACATATCTACCTGCGTAATGTCAGAGTATCTATGTAAAACTCCCTCTTCTGTTCTTGGTTTATATTCTTTGTCAAATCTATTTTGCACCTGACCTATAATTTTTTGTGATAGTTCGTGTATGGGTCCTCCGGGTATACGATAAGATTGATCTAACGTTCTAATATCATCTACTTCTTCTTTGAGTGCAATAAAGTGATCTACGTCTGCACCTGCCCATTTAAATATTGCTTGGTCATCATCACCAGCTATGTAAGTTTTTTCTGCACGGTCCCAAATCTTTCTTACCATTTCCCACTGCAACAAAGATAAATCTTGTGCCTCATCTATGAATAAAACTCTGAATTTATTATGATTTTCTTTGGTCAAGAAATCTTCTAACAAGTCATTAAAATCTTTTAAACCTTTTTCTTGTTTAAATCTTTTAAGTTCTTCTGCTAATAAAAATAATGTATTTCTTTCTATGTCTAATATGTTTTGTCTTGAGTCATAGTATTCTAACAGATCCATTCTTTTTACAGCTGCAGTATTTATTATTGTAAGATACTCATTATCAGAATTAAATGTACCATCACTATCAGAAAACTTTGCAGTCTTAATTGGTATACCGCATTTCTCACCAAACTCTTTGTAGTCTTCAGGTCCCATCATTTTTTCTTTGGTCATACCTAACTGATTAAATGCATACGAATGCAGCGTTCTAAAAAATGTAAGATCATTTTCTACATCCAGGCCAAACTTATCCGCGGCCCTCGTTGCAGCTTCCGTTGCAGCCTTTTTAGTAAACGAAAAATAACCTATTTGTTTAGGTCTTATTCCGTCTTGTATGAACTGGTCTACCAAGTTTAACAATGTTGTTGTTTTGCCAGTTCCTGGTGGACCTAAAATTATTGTTTTCATATGCTTGTTTTCTACACTCTTTAGATTGTTTCTTTAGTTTATTGTCCCACAACCATTTTGCGTGACGAATTAATATAATATTTTTTTCTGTTCTCATTAAAAGTTCTCCTCTTGATATGGTATTTTAGAGGTAGATGCTTCTGTTTGTTTCATTGTTTTTATTTTAATTAATCTTGGTTGTTGTTTTTTAATACGGACTCGTTCTTCACCTTCAAATACTTCTAGTTGTTTTATTAAATTACCTGTTTGATTCTTATCTTTCTCCCAATGATTTCTTTTACAAAAGTTATAAAAGTCTTCCATTCTAAAATATGTAAATTCTCTTTTCTCATCTGTGTATGGTAGTTTGTTTAATATATCATCCCAAGTTCTTGCTGATTGTCTATTTGTTGTCCAGTCTTGTAAGAGTCCTGTAAGTTCATTGACTGGGTCTAAAGACTCTAGTGGCTCAACCTCCTGGAGTCCAGTCATCATTGGTTTAAGAAAGTGTTGCTTCCAGTCTTGTGGTTTAGGTACAGGCACAACTAAATTTGCTTGATCTAAACACGCTAATGCAAATAGCTGCGGACTATAAAGTTGTTCTGATTTTAATTGTATTCTTTTTTTATCTACACTTAAAAACCATTCTGGTGGTTTAGATGCATACTTTGTTAAACTTCCTAACACTGGCATCTCTTCTTCACCAAATCCTACACCAAATCTTTTTGTTCTACATAGTCCTGACTGACATACTGCATTGATTGGTGCGTCTTTACAGCGATATTTATCGTAGCCTTTTCTATTAACTGATTTAATTAATTGCTGC